GGCCCCCCCTGCCCAGCGGCAGGACTCAGAAAGAAATGAGTTCCTGAGAGACTATTCTAGGGGGCCGTCGCCCATAAGCAAGGGCCGTGCGGTTGCAAGTTTATCCTATAACAATAGGCAAGACTCTGTAACCAATCGTCCTGACGTAGTTTTACGTTCTACGTGAACTACCGTCTCTACCCTTCAAAACGGTATGAGATGGCTTCAAGCGAAGGCTTCTCTTCTAGGATGTGAATCTTTCACCGCCAAGCAGAGGGGGCTCCACACAGATACCTAGTCCGCACCTATGTAATCCAATACCTAGGTGAGTTTCGGCGTTTCGACGCTCGGATTACGGGGTCACCAGCACAGTGGAAGGTGATTCCCAACGGGTCTAACCAGTCTGGTGGTCCTCTACTCATTACGATGAGTACGGGCCATCCTACTTGAAGGTCTCCTTGGTAACGCCAAGTCTAACGTGTTGGGCTCACGGATTCGAAAGTCCGCTGGGAACCAATCGTTGAAACGGTGGGAAGGTCTTAATTTTATGCCTTCCGACGCGTACGACGGTTGCACCAGTTGTGGCCAAACTATCCTCGTTGCTCACGCAACCCCAATTCTGGTAACAGAATCTAAGTCACCAAGTACCTCTGAGGGCGAGCATGCAAATGCAACGTCTCGGAGACCTCGTGTATCGTACATCTGCTGTTTAGGCAGTTTCCAACTGATACGTCACACCAAGTGAGTATTTTGGAATATCCTCTTTAGTGATCTTCTTACCGAGACTAATGTCTTGTCGGATTTTCGCTAATTGAAGTTTGTACTCGAAGGGCGAACCCCCAAAGTCAAACGGATTATGTACGAAGTCATTATGATGACCGAGCGCGTAGCTGTGAAGCGCGCGCTCGCCACGTAAGAACTTGATGTACCCTGGGAATTGCTCAGCATACTCAGGATCGGGTAAGTACCAACACGGAAATCCTTCCGGGTTGGCCAATCTCCCAAATGATTCTGGTGCTGGCGCCTCAGGGCGTGGACAAAGACCTGGATCAGAGGTATCCAGTCGTATGCAATGAGTATACTCAAGCATATAAGCTGGAGCCCCAGATCGGTCTGTGATCTCCGGTAAGGTGAACACAGATTCCGGATCGTGGGAAAACTGCTTACGCAGTGCTCGATACGACGTGATCGCGGCCGAGGCATTAGCCTCAGCTACGACCTTGAAGTAATCGAGATGGGCTGGCAGGGATGAAGGCAGCATATCAGCTACTTGAACTTTCATGTAGTCTGTTATACATGCTCTAAATTTCTGAAGCAACTGTGCGGGGTGCATATAATCCTTAGGGATAATCGCTTCGCACAGCCGGCCCACCCGCGTTTCCAGGGCTTCCATACCCTTGAAACTTGTACCCTGGCCGAAATCAACATTTTGGTCAGGGTCCAAGGCGCGAGCTCCCCGGATTGATGTACCTAGCAGCTCCGAGATCAACCTGAGGTTGACTAGTCTTGCTGGGCTGTTAGCGATAACAGTCCGCAGCAGACCTACCCAAAGGCCTTTCGGCATTGCGTAGTCTGGCATAATCTTCTCCATTACTGGAAAGACCCGCTTCCCTTTCACAAGGGCACGGCGACAGAGCGTAACAACTCTCTGTTCGTATGTATTAGTTGTCCCATCGGGATTTGATTCTCGTTTGGCTGTGGCTCCGACGTATGCTGCGAATCCGGACATCGTCTCAAAAGACGTTGAATCGTATCGCACATTTCGGAGGAACCCTGAGATTGCATCAGCATGATCAGTAAGTTCTACTCCATCCAAAGAGTCTATGTTCCAGAGCGCCCCAGATTCATCCATGTCGATGAAGCGTCCAGTGTTAACTGTAAGCTTAATCAGCGCCTTCATAAAGGCGTGCATGGATGACGTAGCGGCTAAGGTACGTTCTGCAAGTCTCATCCTGACTTCCCGAAGGGAAATCGAGATGGGGTATTGCAGTTCGTATTCAATCACGATACGTTTGATGCTGTTTACGAAGTGGCCGAGGTTAGGATGGAAATCGACATGGTAAGCACCATGACCCGATAACCAAGCGACCAAAGGCACCTTGTACGGCCCTGTTGGGCTCGTAAGCAGTACTACCGCTTCCCTCAATGACCGGATCCCGTGGAGCGCGACCCTAGTGATCGACGTTAAGTCTTTCTCTAGAGGAACACCGTGCACGAGCACTGCCCCTAACTCTAGCGCAACCCTAAGGTGCGGAAGAGGTAGCCCTCTACGCTCTGTACTGAGAAGAAGTCCATAGACTCCTTTCCAGTTCGTTATAGCGAATAACTCGTTAAAACGAAGGGACGATAGCACTTCATGTTTGCGAACAAAACGTTTCGCAAACTCAAAGGTTCCATTCGTCGAATGGACCCCTTTGATCGGGTTGATACCTACGCCTAAAGTTTCCATAAGGGAACGATAGTGGCTCTTTACAGAGCTGTGTAGTTCAGTATCTCCCCGCATGACGATGTCATCGCCCAACAGTTCGTAGTCACTGTATGGACCCTCCCAGCCAGCTCGTTGAGCAGCCAGTTGGACCATAACGTGATGAGAGACGGTAAAGGCCGCCCAAGAGGAATAACATCCCATTGGTTGGCCTGCACCATACGTATAATATCCCACCCGACCTTTAACAGTCGGACGGTGAGAAAATACGAGTCCCTCGAGGATTTCCTTCCAAGCATAGAAATACTTGTAGGAATCGAGCCGCTCGTTCCCGTTGTACAGATGTCGGAGAACCCGCATCTGCACCCACAATGGGAAACGGTCCGTTGCTGCACTGAGGTCATACGAATCCATGTGTAGCATTCCGCTATCAATGGCTCGTCGCACGCCCTTTTCCTGGTTAAAGGTATGATCCGTCTCGAGAGTTCCTAGGAACTTGAACAACGAATCATGCAGAGGTCTCATAATAGACTGTACCTGATAACCTGGGATCGCAACCAAACGTAACTTACCCCTAGGGGCAAGAACGTGTGAGAGCTTACCAGTAGTCAGTTGGCCTATTAGGAGTGACCAATATGGTTTCATCAACCATAAGGTTACCTGTGCTAGCCACTCTGTATTGGAAACTAATTGCTTAGTTCCAGGAGTTAAAGTGCACATCATTTGGAATGAATCCCAAACTCGAGAACACTTTAAAGCCACTGCATCGTAAGGTGCAGATATCAGAGCCTTAGCATAGGGCCCTGCCTTTACCGACATATGGAATCCATTCCATATGGGAACTGGAGGACGCGACCCACTCATCGCCAGAAGAAGAGACACAGCGTCTTTTACTTCTTGCTCGAAATCCGAGTCGTCGACTTGTGATCCCGAGTATGGTAATGTTACATTACCGAGCTTTGGTGGAGCCTCGTAGTGGAAAGCATCGGAGAGGTTTAGCATGAAGAATGCTAGCCTAATCGCTGTTACGTGACCGGCAATGATGTACCTTCGTAATGCCCTAGGAAGTAAGGTAGGGAGACCAACCTTGTCTAACCCCATGGATATACCCGGATTGCATGGACTTAAGTCCGGCTCTCCAGCGATATATTTCATGAGGCGACGTCTGGCTTCTGCAAAAGCAGTAACAGACACTTTTAGGCCATTATTCTGCCACATAACCAAGAATTTGGAAAATATGGCGAAGGACCATTGCAGCGATCGAGCCGAACGAGCTAGAAACG